ATCCAACAGATGGGGCGGGTTATGCGTGGTCATGCGTCCAAACAATACGCGGTGTGGCTTGACCATTCGGGAAACTATATGCGGTTCCGCGAGGAGTGGGACGATGTGTTCGAGAACGGCGTTCATGTACTGGATGATGGCAAAGAGAAGGCTAAGACTGAGCCGAGTGAGAAGGAGAAGTCAGAGTGCAAGTGTCCCAAGTGTGAGGCGTACTTCCCTCCGCGCCTAGACTCTTGCCTGAACTGTGGTCATGTGCGTGAGCGCAAGAACAAGGTGACTGAGGTAGAGGGTGAGTTGGTGGAGCTTGGGTCTAGCATGGCTACGCGGGATGTGAAGCAGGAGTTTTGGTCGATGCTTCAGTATTACGTCAGGAATCAGGGGTGGTCGAGCGGTCGGGCGGCGAACGTGTACAAAGAAAAGTTCGGCGTGTGGCCTAGACAGTTGCACGATATGCCCAAGCTTCCAAGCAGGGATGTGGCTAACTTTGTAGATGCTGGCATCAAGCGGTACATCAAGCAGATCAGGAGAAAGCAATGAGAGTTCTAGTAGCGTGTGAATACTCAGGGCGTGTGCGTGATGCGTTCATAGCCAAGGGGCATGAGGCTATGTCGTGTGACCTACTACCCACAGAAAAACCTGGCCCCCACTATCAAGGGGATGTGCGAGATGTGATGGACTACCCTTGGGACTTGATGATTGCCCACCCACCATGCACCGATTTGTCTGTGTCTGGCGCGGCTTGGTTTGAGAAGAAGAAAATGAATGGCTCTCAGCAGATGAGTGCCTCGTTCTTTATGATGCTTGCCAAGTCTGACATTCCACGGATAGCGATTGAGAACCCTATCTGCATCATGTCTAGGTTGTGGAGAAAGCCCGACCAGATCGTTCAGCCTTGGATGTTTGGTCACATGGAGCAGAAGGCTACCTGTTTGTGGCTGAAGAATCTGCCTGTGCTTTATCCAACTAACAATGTCAAGGCTCAGATGATGGAGCTTCCAAAGAACAAGCGGGAGCGGTTGCACTACCTGCCACCCAGTCAGGACAGATGGAAGCTTCGGAGCGAAACCTTTCAGGGGATAGCTGATGCAATGGCTGAACAATGGTGGACTGCCTGATGGAACTGATTAACTTTTGCAGAGCGCACGGGATTCTTATCGACTCGCCCCCACCTATCGGGGTGTGGCGTAGGTACCCAACAGATGACCATCCAAACAAAAGGAATGGCGCGGTCAAGTTCATGGGTGACCATGCCTTTGTGCAGAACCACGCGATGGATACTGAGGTGTCTGTGTGGCAACCGGATACGCCAGTCAAGATTGACAGGGCTAAGATTGCCCGTGATCTACAGGCGGTGGAGGATAAGCGCAGGGCAGACCAGAGGGAGGCGGCTAACAAGGCGGCTTTCATAATGAAGTCATGTCAGTTGGGTCGGCACGACTATCTCAAGCGCAAAGGGTTCCCTGATGCCGAAGGTTATATCTGGGTGCATGAGGGCAAACAGTTTTTGATTTTGCCTATGCGTGTGCAGGGTCACTTGGTAGGTTGTCAGATGATTGACCAAGAGGGCGGGAAGAAGTTTCTCTATGGTCAAAGAACCAGTAATGCCGAGATCAAGATTGACAACGGCGGTGTGGATATTCTGTGCGAGGGGTACGCTACCGCCTTGTCCATTCAATCCGTGCTTAAGCGGTTCAAGAGGAGGTATGTAATCCATGTGTGCTTTAGCGCAGGGAACATGAAGAAGATAGCGGCAGACCTGAAACCTGGAATTGTGGTGGCTGACAACGATGCGAGCGGGACGGGGGAGCGGGTAGCCAAAGAGATCGGTTGGAAGTATTGGATGAGCGATGTGGTGGGGGAAGATGCCAACGACACTCATGTCAGGCTTGGCAATTTCCAATTCGGTCAGAGCTTACTGAAAGTATTGTGATACGTGGGGTTTAACTAGATGAACATTGTCATCTAACTGGCTCATAAGTTTGATGCTTTGGAGGATGTCAGAGCCTATGTCAAAGATTTGATCTCCCTCACCGACAATATCGGAGGTGACAAAGACTCTGCCATCGTCCATCTCATGCAAAAAGATCGCGAATAGGGCTTGCTTCTTCATGGATACTCACGATCTTAGTAGTGTGTGCTTCGGGTGTGTCGTCTGTGCCTAGAACTAAACGCATTATCTCCTCTTTAGATTCTGCGTCTAGCTCTAGCTCAAACTCGTAGGTTCTTTGTAACCTAACGCGGTATTTCATAGCCACCAACCAATGCAAAAGGCGAGCAGGGCTATGACAATCAGCAACAGAACAAATTCAAACAGACCCGTTCCAAAGTGTGTGTCGTATCTCTCAATAGCCTGTGCGTACTCAGGCGAATTAGGAAATGCCTCGTTCATCGTGCGTGGGTAGCGGCGGGTTTGATTATTGCTCACTTAACATCTCCTCGTACCACTCGGCTATGCCGAACATCTTGTTTAACTTAGAAGGGATTCGCTTGCGTATCTGCGCGGGAGTCAGACCCTCAAGTGAATACTCATTGTCCCACCCGTTCACGAAGGTGCCGCAGAAACCTATGCCGCCTTCAAAGTAGTAAGCTTCGATCTTGAATCCCATCTCCAACAGTTTCTTATAAGCCTCGACTGGCGGCGACCACGGGCTTTCAAACCCTACACTGAAGCTTCCATTCTGAACCTCTGCTTCTTCGTTGTACTTGCCCTTGCCTAAGTCCCACTTTACTCCCCAGTTGGCGATCCTCCAGTGCCACCAGTCAGGCATCTGCCCGCCGCCCTCTGTCGGTTCAATGTACTTCGGTTCAGGGATAAAGTCACTTAAGAATTCTCCCCTATTCCATGCGTCTGCCGCCCGTTGGATTGTGTATGGGTCGGCGTGGCTGATTGTCATTTCGTTGTTGCACCAATTTGGCATTTTGTTTCCTTTGAATATCCTGGTTTATGTGAATAGCATTTGTTGCGTTATGACTGGGTGACTGGCATCGTATTTTTTTGATTCTCCTTTCGGGTAGGGTTGGATTTCATAGTTCAATTGCATGAGCAGGTTTCTTTTCTGTGCCTTAGTCCCAACAAAGAACACGTAGCGGTGCTTCGCGCTCCTGTTTATCCTGTTGTCTGAGTTCCCAAGGTTGTGTCGTGAGTGCTTGCCATCTTCGCCCGCCATGTCGGTTCTCTCTTTGGTTGTGCCTGTAAATAAAAAGTTACTCGCCTGATAGATGTACCCAATGTGATCCATCGCCTTATCCGCATAGGACACAACGATGGTGGGCTTGGGTAGCATCTTTAAACTGTTACCAACTAGGAAGGAGGCGCCATTCTTCACGCCGTCATTCAGGCAGACCCTGTTCAACTCTAGAACAATATCCTTATTCTGAATGCCGCATACGCCCATGCAAAGGAATGGGCTTGCGGGTACGCCGTAGGTTATGACACCTTCCAACTGATCGTTGATGTAAAGCCCAAAGGCAAAAGAGATGGGGCACATTCTTCTTGCGTAATGTTTCTTGAGTAGCCAAGGCTCCACCTCGTAACTGTTTATCGGCAATATCTTCATTGATTAGTCTTTGGCACAAACATTCGTGCGTCTTTGTCGTATACCATAATGATCCCTATTGAGTGATCGGTCATGCCATCGTTGCCTGTGCCCAGCTTCTCATAGGCGGCGTATGCCTCGGCGTAGTTCCTGTATTCGCCGATAGTCCGACCAGTTTCCTTGTGGACTATCTCATGCGGGCAGTCTGTCATATCCAGTCGCCGTATTTTTCCATTGCTTTCTTGTAAGCGGCGTAGTTCTCAAACGAACCAACCTTCATGCAGTACAGTAAAAAGCGGTCGGACATGAAGTAGCCTTGTGCCAACTCATCTCCTGATTCGCCTAACTCTTTGTAGGTTTCGCCCGCGTACTTGTCTTTGAGTACAAACTTAATGGCATCCCATTCTTTTTCTATGTATCCATTGGGCATCAAACTGATGCCGCCAACCCTGCCATATCCATCGTATGACCCTTCGAGTTTCTTACCATTGGGAAGCAGAACCACGATCTCATTAAAGAATGGCAGTCCCTTGCAGTCAGCAACGACTGGCAGATTTGTTTTAGCGCAAGTCTTAGAAAAAAAGCCCATGATTATTCTCCTGTGATTAGTTCGGGTTTAGTTACTTGAAATGTTTCTTGATCGCCGTCATCAAAATTATCCCAATCAATTGGGAATTTTGTGTGTGCGTCTAGTATTGCTTCCATCTCCGAGTCTGCGTAAACGCGGATAGTTTTCTCGGCGTATGCGCGAATGGTTACATCGTAGGGTTTCATTCTTCCACCTCATCGGGTTGTGGAAAGTAGTTATCAACGACTGTGTTTATCATTTCCCAGTTGATCCCAACATTGCAGTCGCGATACTTGCCAATAAGTGCCAAGACTTCGCGGGCTTGCTCATCAGTTAACCACGAATTATTTTCCTGGATATCTGTGTAATGCCACGCATCCAGTAGCCAATCGGGGCTTGTCAGCCGCAGAAAATCCTCTGCTTTGGGTATTGCCTGACCTTCGGGCAGATCAATTTCAATGGTTACTTTCATGTCATTCCTTATGCGGTTAGCCTGTCGTATTTGTCATTGATTGCTTCATCGGTGTAAATGGTGAAGCCCCCTTTTGCAAAGAACTCTGTAACATCTTGCACTAGATTTAGCTCTACACCATTACCCAAAAACCAATCAATTTCGTTTTGAGTTAGCACAAAAATCTTTTCTTCTCTTGTCATTTCCCGTTCTCCAAAAAGTACATTTCAGGGTCTTGCTCGCGCAGGTCTTCCAAGTCAACGATGTGTTGCTGAATCTCATTGAACACCGATTCGGGCAGGGATTTGCTCATTGTTTCTACTTCGCCATCGCTCCATGTCACCCTCAGTTCCCACTTAATAACCTTGGGGGAAGTCTGATCTAATCGCATGGGTGTGTCTGTCATTGCCTGAAGGTATGCGCGAACCAAGATCATGTCTTCGGCGGATACAGTCCAAGAGTTAGCGTTGCCGCCATCCAAGCAAAGCCCGCCAGTCGGTTCGCCCCCATAAAATCCATCGTGCCCAAGCAGGGTGCCAACGTAGTAGCGGCTCACAAACTGCCCGTATTGCGTGTGCGGATAGCGGCGGTCGTAAAACTCCACAATTGGTTTGTCTTCGTCATGCGTCAGGCAAAACTCACGCCCGTATTTGTCGCCCTTGTTTAAGATGCGAACATTAAATCTTTCAAGTTGTAACATTTTTCTCTCCTGTGTGGTTGGTATGTTGCCTATGTATCAGGTACATTCTAAGTTGTCAAGGGGTTTTTTAATTTATCTGTGCTTAAGATAGTCGCGCCTCCGATCTGCCCTGTTCAAAGAGCCGCAGAATTAAGGTTTTAAATTCCTGGTTTTGCTCAACCTCTGAGACAATCCACGCCCTAAGCTTGTGGGCTTGTGCGTTGCTCTTGGTTTTTTCGTAGCGGTAGCCCGCCTTTATGTAGTCGTTTTCAGTCTTCATGTTGTGCCCAATGTAGTTCGGAGCGGATGTAATTTCTTAGGCTATCCTCTACGCGGTCATCGTCAAAGAACATCGCCGCGAGGTCGCCAGTCGCTACGCCTAGCCGCTCCTGTATCAGTAGAC